GTTTGGAATCTAAATCTAATATATTGTTAGGTATATTCTTGCCATCTGCTAGATAATGTGCTACCAATATGGCGGTCTGCTTTAGATTGATATCATCATGTAACACAGTGGCTTCCATCATGTCCGCAATCACATACACATATCTAGTGCCTGTGTGTTTCTTGGGCACGATCGCTATGTTTCCTATGAGGATACCTTTGGAGAACTGCTTGGGTAGGTGTTGAAACGGCCTGCTGGCCTGCTCCTTCTGTGCCAGGTCCGCAAGTTTGCTCTTAAGACCATAGGCCTCTATCTGTTTTACCAGTTCTGATTTATTTTTCCCTGTCATTTGCAACAAACTTTATCTTTCTATTTAAAGCATATTGCATGTGGGTGTCAAGTTTCTTGCGAACGAACACCGCCTTGTCCGCTAACCTCTTGGCCCTGTCCGCATCCTCTAGAGTCAGTTGGTCGCTCCTGAATGATTCCAGTGCGTGTGCCCGTATGAATTCAACATCTGTGTCTGTGACGTAGACCTTGGCCTTGGGTGCTATCTGTATGAACATGTATTGGTAGTTTTAGCCTGGCATCTTCATCAGGATAACCACCACCGTTGATAGTAGGCCTGCGACAACCGTGCCTGCTGTTGCTATGATTGTTTTCTGACTGCTCTTGTGACTGACTTGTTGGTCTTCGTTCATCTTTTGTAGACGAATTTCGATAGCACTCAGTCTGTCGTGTAGGCCCTTGTATCTCTCTGAACACAGGTCCACGTGTGCTTCTAGGTTCTGTTTTTCTAATTCTGTTGTACTCATATATCTTTGTAAATCTCTTTTGAGGATTTGTACCTCCGTTAATAGAGCCTGTAAATGAGCCTGTTGCATCGCCTGTGTGTGCCTTTAATATTAGAAAGTTTGTGCCTTAATGTACTGTTATTTATCGATGGGACCGGCGTATGAAAAGTACGTGTTTATGATGCCACTTGACAGTGCTCCAATTATTTTCTGTCTCTCCGTGCCCTGCATTTCCTTTGTGACGAAAGTCTGTAAGGGCAAGTGTGCTGTGTTCGTGCATTCAGTAATAATGGGCACTAGGCTGAAGTCCTCCACTAGTTTCTCTGTTGGATCGGCCACATCGCCATAAACACCTGACTGCTCTGTGAAGAACTGGAAGTGCCATGTTAAATGTTGGCCTTCGTAGTATGAGCCGAAAACATGGTTGCCCAGGCTCGGGAGTTCTACTCTCTGCGGCAGATGTTCCCAGGTGATGTTAGTCCTCATCTGTAGCAGTTGCAACATAGTTGAGAAATTGCTGTTCTGGTTCCTAGCAACGGCCAGACTGTGCTTGTCATGTATCTCATTGCCTGCTATGGTCTTGAATGGGAACTGCTGTTTTAGATTTCCGTTTTCGGTTATGTCTACCAGGGTGTGTAATCTGTACTCGTGCATATCGATATTTAAGTCATAAAAAAAGGGCGAACCTAATTAAAGATCCGCCCTTTGGTAATTTACTTACTGGTCGTCTGTATTATTATACAACCGCCGCAGTTAAGATACCGATGTCAGTTGCTGTTACTGTTGCACTTGATATAGTGGCTGTAACGCTACCTTGACCGTTCAACGCTCTGATGGCTCCCTGTAAAGTGTCTGCACTTATTAGAGTACCTAGAGAGTCTGTTCTCACTGTGTAAGTTTTTTGTTTGTTACTTTCAACCAACGGTCCTTCTGAAAGAATGTTGATGAACTGTGAGATCACTGCTCTTGTCGCCTCTAAACCTGCTAGGGCAGATCCAGATGATAAGTCCGCTGTCTCGGCGTTCATCGCATTCACGAAGTCCACAGTAAAAGAAGATGTTTCTACACCTTCTAGTTCCGTGTTAGTCACGTGGCTGAAGTTGTTTTTAGTTATTGGCATTTATGTTTCCTCCTATGCTATACTATTACGCTCCAACAGAAGTATCACCCATATCTCTGTCAGCCGCTGTTGCTGAAGAAATAGTTGCTGTTACTTTGTCAGGTGTCATTGCGTTCAAGGCTCTAACTGCCGCCTGGATCGCCGCTACTGTAGTAGTAGAACTGATTGTGTCTAGACTGTCTCTTCTTACCATGTAAGTTTGCTCAGTGTCTGAGTTTGACAGAACGCCTTTACCTAAGATGTTAACACCTTGGTTCTGGATTGCCTGCATAGACAGTTCTAATCCGCCTGTAGCCGCACTTGCTCTAGGGTTAGTTACCTCAGCAGAAACGTCTGAGATGTAGTCAACTGTGATGAAGTCTACTTCTACGCCGTCTGCCTCGTGAGCTGTGTTTGGTGAAACAAAGTTTCCCGGTCCACCTGCCGGTAATGATGTGTCGTAAGCCATTGTTTTATTCTCCTATAGTATGTTATTACGTAATAACTGCCGCAGTTAGGATACCAATTTTGGAAGCCGTTACTGTTGCACCTGTTAAGTCTGCGGTTACACCTGGGAAAGAATCGCTAGATTGATCCAGTGTTCTTATGTACGCCTGTAAAGCCGCTATTGTAGTAGTACTAGATAAACTGTCTAGGTTATCTGATCTTACCATGTATGTTTTTTGCGTGTTTGAATCCGTTAGTGGACCTTCAGCAAGGATTTGTAATCCTTGATGAGCGAACGCATGTCTTGTCATGTCTAAACCTGCTGTTGTAGATCCCGATGTTAAGTCACCTGTCTCTGCTGATACATCTACGATGAAATCAACTGTTAACAATGTAACGTCAACACCTTGAGTCTCATAGTTTTGATTCAGACTGAAGTTGTTCTTTGTTGCTGGCATTTGTTATCCTCCTTTTTTTCTGTTAACTAAATGCTTTGATTCCGCTCAGGAATCAAGTTGTAAGTATTTATAGGTAATTTTGGTAAATTATGCTGTAATATTACTTTTTCAGCCAGATTTCGTCACTTCTTGTGCGACTATGGAAACTGTAACCCCATCTTTGCAGAATATACTTTGCCTCATCCACTATTTTAGGTCTTTTTGTCTTCTTCATCTCTATGTTGATAACGGGCGAATTTTTCTGTAATGTCCATGCGGCACCTTTGAGTAGAGGAACTTCGAAGCCGTCAACATCTATTTTCACATAGTCGACTTCTTTGAAATTGAAACTGTCAAGCGTTTTACATTCTATGTCTCCGTCCTGTGGTTGTGTGTCTCCAACCTTGTCATTGAGGTGTGTTGCATTCATGCCTTGGGTTGCTGTATGTTCGTGACTACTCAGCCCATAAGGATACAACTCCACATTGGAGTCACGAATGTTCATATTGAAACATTCTCTGAAGTTAGGGTTTGGTTCGAAGCAGATGACCTTTGCAAATCTTTTGGCCAGTGGTCTTGTCCATTGTCCTATGTTACTGCCTATGTCTATTGCGTTCCGCCAACTGCTAACCACTTTGAGGCCAGATTCACGTTGTGCGAGCTGGCCGTCTCCGGCGTCTTCTAGGTAAGTTGGTTTGGTGTGCTGGCCATACAATACCCAGAAACTATTTGCTCCCGGCATCGCACTCTTTACATGCACAGTCAGGACAGTCCCTGCACTCTGTACATGATCTCTTACAGTGCTGTTCGCAACCACACAATTGGCAAATAAATTTAATCATCTTACAGTTCCTTGAATTTCCTAAGTATATCTGTATTGGGCAGTTTGGATTGTAATTGCTGTTGCAGTCTGTGTAAGGTCTGCATCTTCATTTTTGAATTCAAACCGTTGTAGTTGGCCACGTCCCGTCTTATGTTCTTTAGATTGGCATCTCTTATGTTGAGTGATCGTTCCAGGTGTGTTAGATTCTTGTAATGGTCCTCCCAACTCCGCAGGTATCTCCGCAGTGCCATCACTGGTACAGGCTGTCTCTGCCTCATGGCCTGTGCTTCATCTTTGTTCTTGAGCTTTTTGGTAATATCAGGATCACCCGACACTATGGCCAGCATGTTTGAGAGATCATTGTTGATCATCCTGACTTGATCGAAAGTTCCCTTGGCCATGGTCTGGTCCGCGTAAGATTTGGCAAATCCCGCCGTGTCCTTGTGCTGACTCATCAGTGCCAATGCTAGGAAACTGAGATATATCCTCTCTGTGACCTCTGGAAAAGTGAATCGTTGTAAGTCACTATGTCTTCTTATCACCTTGCCTTCGGATACATACTTTAAAAATGGTGTTAACATACAGTTATTTATAGAGCATATGCAACGAAATTTTATTCTAACAGACGTGATGAAAACTGGTTTTCATCTTGAACTCGAGGAGTTTATAAAGATGAACACTCTAAAGGATCAACAGTTTGCTATGACCGGGGAGTATTACAGTCTACACAACTATGACCTAGACTCATATGATCGTAGGTTTGCTATAATAGATGTAAGACCAGCAAACAGCAGGTTACAAAACAATACAGAGTTCCATAAAGAATTGAAAAGACGTTGTGAACTACTACACAGCCAGGGATTTATTTTCATAAAATCGAATCCATGGGAGTCGTTAGAAAACATCACCTACTTAAATGATTATCCAGCGATAGAGATAGAACACGTCAAGTGGACAGGTGGAGTAAGTTGGTTTTGGTATTATATGTACAATAAACACAAGGACAAGACTTTCAATTTTGACCACTCTGATAAAAAATATGATTTCTTGTACCTCAACAAGATGCAAAGGCAACACAGGACAAAACTTTATAACAAATTATCGTCCAAGGGCATACTAGGAAAAAGTTTATACACCAATTGGCCCGACAGGAAACTGCCTGAGGATTATGAACTGCCATGGGCAAAGGATTATCCACAGTATGGAATGGACCAAGAGATATACGAGAAGCCGTACAACGATACTGCTTGTAGCATCGTATCAGAGACCAATGACAATGACCACGAAGTGTTCATGACAGAGAAGATATGGAAGCCGATCATAGCTCAACATATATTTGTTGTGCATGGTAATTATCTTTACCTGCAGAAGTTGAAAGAGATGGGATTCAAGACCTTTAACAATTACTTCGAGGAAGTGTATGACCTGGATAGAGATCCAAACATAAGAATTGACACCATTGTTGATGTGTGTGATCGACTGCGTGATGCCCCATGGCAAGACATATACCTACAGAGTAAGGCCCTAAGAAAATACAACCATGATCACTTCTTCAACCCTGAGAAGTTGAGTGCAGAAATTAATAAGACTCTGAATCTATTTCTTGAATTTGCTGATACCCGTCAAGTTTCTTCTTGAGAATCCTAACCTATCAACCAACTTAACGGCATTGCCTGATCTATCAATGGCTACGAATCCTTCTGGTTCTGTCACCTCAAGTCCGCCGTCCGTCTGTTGGAATGATCCTATCGCCTGTGCTTGGTTCATCTTCTTGAGAACAAATGCTTTCATTGTCTGAACCGCTTTGTAGAATGTAAGCATGGCCTGTAGTGGTGCCTTTGCACCTGAAAGGAACTGTGGCATCTGTTTCATCTTGTCCTGTCTTAGTTGTAAGGCCTTCTGTGCTTTCAGTCCTGACATCTGTTGTTGCATTCTGTCTGCGTAGAACTTCTTGAATCCTGATAAGAACTTGGTTACGTCTGTAGGTAGTTGTCCTTGTTTGACCATTGCGTTTATATACATTTGAAACATTGGAATGAAGTCTTGGTTCTGTCCCAATACACTTGATAGGTTACGTGGAACGTTATTCAATAGTCCTTCTAACTTCTCTATCCCGTTGTAGAACTTTTGAGTTTCGTCGTCTGTGAACTTGGCACTACCAGATACATCTTTGTAAGTGGCGTTGTCAAAGAACACATCATTGCTTTTGGCAAACGAACTAACGTCTGCTCCACCTGATGCTGACATGTCTGCAAGTGTGTCGCCATTGTAGGTGGTGTGGAATATGATTCCCACCTTGGCTCTGTCTATCTGTTTCCCTAATTCACTTGCTTCTGGCACTGCATAAGTTATTGTGTTTGGTGTGAATGTAAGGTTAGGCTTGCCATCGATATTCTTTCTAATGATGTCTCCGTCTGTGTATAAAAGATCACCTTGCACCACACCCTGTATGTTTAGTTTCTTTAGATGTACCAGGCACTTCAACAACTTCTGTCCAAGTTCATCTGTACCGTGATTAGTTGCTATGTCTTTCTTTGTGTAATTGATCTTGGCCGCCTGTGCAAAAACTGATTTCGTTCCAACAAAGAATCGACCGTTGTCAGGATTTGTTCCACATACCACGGCAGGTGCACCATCCCATTTGACTGACACACTCATGGCCTCAGAGCTTGTGCCTTTAAGTGTGAGTAGAAGTCCTCTGAAATATTCTAAAACTGCCTTGCCACCTTCATAACCATCCGTAATTACGATGTCTTCTATATGCTCAAGGTGTGTCCTCTTAAACTCTGTGAGGACATCTTCTATCAACATGATTAGTCCTCTCGGTATTCGCCGTCTTTGATTTTAAGTAGGTTCTCTTTGACGTCTCTGTTCTCTTTGATACGAGCAACACCTTTGCTGAACTTGGATGCATCCATGTTCTTGATCGCTGAATTGAACTTCTTTTCTAGTTTGAATGCTGTGTCCTGATCAAAGTTTTCTCTGATGTATGTGATCAGTCTTATAGTTGATTCTAGGATGTGTGAAGCTCTGCTCTCTACTACCTCTTCCTTGTCTCTTTTCAGGGGCATTGAACTTAATTCTTCTAATAAACTTTTAGTGTGTTTCTGCATATATGGTATTTACTTCTTATTATAGCAGAATTATAGTAAAAGTCTACTGGCCTAAACATATATACTTTATAATGAATAAGCAACAACAAAGGATTCGCATGTACTCACACCATGATCATGATATTGACGTTGAGGACGAGTTCTGGCCCATAATAGGCATACTGTTAGCCATAATAGGGGCGTGGACAGGATTCATACATCTCATAGATTGGATCACGATAGACGCAATCCCATGGTGGTTGGAGCCATTCACGATCACGCCAGTGATATTCCTGATCATAATGAAGGAACATTATGACTCACTGAACCCGTTACACTGGTGGCCCATGTTCTGGGGTTACCAAACGAAATTGCCCGACGAGGACAGGATAACAATACGTCCGTTAGACACGGAGAGGATAATGCAACAGCACGGTGGCAGGTTGAACGTGTACATCATAGACTACGAACACATCAAGTTCCGTCGTAAAAAAGATGCTGTGATTTTTGGACTCAAGAACCTTTGGTGATCAATCTTTCAAGATCCTCTGCTACCCTTAAGTTTTGTTCTTTGGTGAGATGATTGAACAGGTCTTCGCTGGCAACTTTGTTGGCCATGTTTTCCGAATACATTGGCATCAAGGTGTAGTCAAGCACAGGTGAATTTTTTATCTCAACTCCATAAGTCTGGAAAGCAAACAGTTGTATCACGTTGTGTCTATTGACAATTTTAGAAATGATATTCTGATCGAACCATTCTATTCCTGCCTTGTATTTGAAAAAATTCATATTGGGGAAGTCTAGATGTTTCATATAGAGGTCACAGGCCTTCTCTAGATCATTCTCACTTTCCTCATCAAATGCCCAAGCAGGCAATAGCACGTCCGGATGATACAGCCTGTCAGGATCTGTGTAAACTATAACGATGTTGTCTGGCAGTTGATTTTCATTGTGTAGTTCCATAAAGCGATCAAACATATACCATATGCTTGTGCCACCTACTCCCCAGTGGGTGATGGTTCCAACCGCTAACCTTTTGGCCAACAAGTTACAATAACTGCCTTGGTTGATGCTGTCAGCACAGAAACTGTCTCCAAAGTAACCTATGGTTCCTGTCTTGTGTTGATCAATGACTACTTGTCTCTGAGGATGTATGTATTGCTGTCTCACTGTTTCTTGAACACCGTTCCATATTTTTTTTCGTAGAGATTGAGCTTATCGGAGAGTTCTTTCACTATCTGCTGGTAGTCCGCAATTTGCACTTCCAAGTTGCCTATCTGAGCTCTAAGAAGAACACGTTCTTGTTCTTGCCTTTGCTTCTTCTCATCGGGTGACAAACAAGAATTAAAAAACGAACCTAATGTTGCTTCTTTATTTGCCTTGTCCTGCATACGACTTGTAAGATCTCTTCTTGGACTTGTTCATAGAGCTCATCTTGATCCTGCTCTTGTTCTTGCCCTGTGAGGTCTTCTTTGGTTTGCCTTTTGTGTATCCTGAAACGTTTATTGCCATAGTGTTATATTACATTTAACTTCTGTGTTTGTCAATCAATTTTTCTAGCGAAGGTTGGAACTTCAACTTCTGGTAAGTTAGCCTAGACAATATTTTCATGCATTTCTCATGGTTGGCGTGGTATTCTCCCAGGACATTTTGCTGTCTAAACTTTTCTCCTTGCCAGGTTCCCCAGTCTTCGAGCCTTGTCATCCATCCCCATATGTCCAATTCCGCCAGCAAGTCCTCAAAGTCGCGTAGGCTGGTCCAGTTGTCATTCTGTAGCACGAAGTTGAGAGATATCTTTTTGTTGGTGTTCTGTTTCAACCACTTGAGATTGTCCACCAAGGTATCCCACTTGCCTCCCAGCCTCACTCTCTCGTATGTTGATTTGTTTCCTGCGTCCACGGATATGTGGTACTCGGTTATGCTTGGTAGTATATTGGTCTTGGGCAACAGTTTCTTCAACAGTAATCCATTAGACATCATCCTGTACTCGTGTTTCTTGTTAGGTACAGTGTTGAGGATCAGTGGCCTGTAGACCAGACTTGCAAATGGATCGCCATTACCACTCATGTTTATTATGCAGTGTTGATCGTATTCAGACAGCATCCGAGAGATATGATTAGACATCTTGATCTTGTTGTCGAACTCCGTGCCCTTGGTAAAATTTATCATGCCTGCTCTACAGGACGGACACTTGAGATTACAACTCTCATCTATGTTGATGCTGATCCATTTAGGTGACTGCATTTGATTTTCTTCTCTGATGCCACAGTAATCTACACTACAATAT